CGTGTGCCTCCGATAGCGTAGCAAAATGAGCAACACTTTGGAGGGAGTGAAAGGGCTTCCGTGTTGGAAACCTTGTGGGGTGAGAGGTACAGGGTAATAACATCAAGATTTCTCTTGATGACTTCGATACGATCCTGTACTTGACCCTGGCGTTCAACAACTTGGCCGAGCAAGTGAACCCTAGCAGGCTGGTGCTTCGGGGCTCGAACGAATCGGCGGTTGTTGGGTTTCTTCGCCGCAGGGGCGTTGTCGTATGTCTGCTTTTCAGCAGTGGCAACGTCCTCTACCTCTCTAAAAGCGGTAGCGGGCATGAGCATGCGCACGAAAGTATACGCAAGCCCAAAAGAAATGGAAAAGGCAGTAATGCCTACCCCAGTAAGAAGGACTATGGACTGTCTGATATGGACGTCCACGTAGAAGGCCTGAAGCTCTCCAATATCTGTGGTATTGAAGAGCTTGGGATAGGCCTCTCCTATCTTGTCTCGTAGGGGTGAACAGCGGCGTGCATAGTGCATCCACCACTCGACAAGAAAGGGACCGGCACATTCAGCAAACTGTTTAAGGCTCGTGAATATGGCGGTGCCATAGAAGCGTGCGAACGCTCGTGCTATGGACTTAAGAATGACGGCTGGTAAGGCCACCATCGTCTGTGTGGGGAACCAACTCAGGAGCTGCTGGTAGGCAGCCCTGGGTGTCATGGTGGAGAGTACGATCTCATCGCACCAATTCACCCAGGAATACTCCTGAGGGGGGAACAACTGAATAAACAACTCGTAATGTCGCTCATTGAAGCTAAGGTCTGGACGCTTCAAGAACTCAACGAATGCTGGTTCAGTTATTCCCCGTGATGAGCTAACCTCACAGAATTCCTCAAAGGTCGCGTGGCGATATATGTGCATAGCGCCATGGATCCCTGGGGGTTGTTCTGCGAGATAACGCGCGAACTGCTCGGAGTTACCGATACATTCGCACCAAGAACTTTCGAGGTTCTCGTCATCACGGGTTATTCCGTCATCGGGCGGTCCGTAGTACTTGTCGGCGAAGATGGTTCTTGACCAAGACCCGGAGGAAGAAGGAAGGGAGGTAGATTGCTCTACCTCCTTTTCCTTCCCCTTCCGATCCTGTGTCTGATCATCATCTTCGTCGCCAAATCCTTGACGGACAATGGACCTACGAGGTCCATTCTTCCGGTTCCTTCTCTTTCCAGAGGAGGGACCAGGGTCGATGGGTGTATAAGTTCGAGATACTGGCGCTACTATCTGAGTGAAAGGTAGTGCGTCCGTTCCGGGTACATAGCAGCGCTGGCTAGCAAATGCACCGTCAAACTTTGGAACGATTCGTGTGGGTTTCTTAACGTGATGTTCCCTATCACGTGCAAGAAGTGCTTCGGCGAAAATGCCAACAAGCTCATCAAAGGTAATTATCCTTTTCTGAGAGTGCTGGCCTTTTTCGAGCAAAACACAGCCTGGCTCGAGGAGGAACTTTTCAGCTCCTTCAGTCGAGTCGACGATTTGAACAGCGATCGATCGGCGAGACTCCAA